AAGTACCCAGTGTCCATCTACCAGCAGCTCCCTAACATCTCTTGTAAGGGCTGCCTGCCTAATTCGATAAGCAATTGCCCCAAGATCATCGTTTGCTAAGGTAGAAGCCATTGAACCCTCAAAGCGCTTGATAAGAATGGCACCCTGTGCTAGACAAGCCTCGCGAATATCTGCTGGAACCTCGACAGCATATCCCCATTTGGCTGCTATCTGAACAGTAGGAGCTCTATAGCCATTTAGAAAGACTGAATAGTCCCCATTAGGATCAATCAACAGTAGCGTATACGGAGTCCTATTTAGGATAGGTCGTATGTAGCTCCCCGCAGCTGGATACCAATCTCCGTCCCCAGTCATAACAGCCGAGGGAGTATTCCAAGCTACATATGTCGTATCAGAGTAGGCAGCCTTAACAGCAACACTTGTAATACTAACACACTCAGGTATTCTTAGATAGGTTCTACCTCCTCCATCGAAGTATCGAGTAGCATCCTCTGTCAGAGCCACAAAACCATCTGGGCGGCTACAGAATCGATCTATCTTTCTAGAAATTGCCTCTAGAATCTCTGCATAGGCTTCCGCCTTATCTGCAGACAGAGCCTCTGTCATCCCTGTACGCACCTTAAGCTGATCTACTGAGGCATAGGCTACCATTGAATTCTCCTATTTCCAGCAATACCACTGATGGCGAATCATAGGATCTTCAATATACCCTAGGTAATCAACCCTAGGGAAGAACCTCTGGAGCACTTGTTCACATTCATCCCTATCTTCACCTCCATGACTTTCTACAATTAAAAGATTATTAACCACAGGGGCGATGAAGGTCAGAGCAGCCTCAAGCCCGCCTACATAGTTGTGGAAGGCCATCATAAGTACAATATCGAACCTAGGTAATCTAATACCTGGAAGTTTGGCCTGAATTATGTCCAGGTTCCAGTAGCCTAGTACGTTATTGATCTCAAATGCCAGGTCACCCTTCCTATCGATTCCTACTACACGCCTTGCACCAGCATCAACTGCATACCTACAAAAGATCCCGAAGTTACAACCTACATCTAATACATTCTTCCCTTCCCAGCTAATATCCTGCAACCGAAGATTCTCTATTCTAGCTTTAATGTTTCTCGTACCTGTTACGCCTATCTCCTCGATTGGCTGATAGGCCTTAGAAAGTACCTCCCCTCTTCGGATTCTGGCTCTGGTACCTAGAGAGGCTACATAACCCTCAAAATCTCTAAACTGAAAGTGGCTAAAATCAACAAACTTATCACCTCTCCAGTTACGCATTCCTGCATCTAGATTTTTTGATACTACCTTCAAGTTGTACTTAGCTATAAGCTTTATTAGATCTTCTACCCTGGCGCGATGTTCCACAGCTGACGAACCTCTTACAAGCTCTAGATACTCTGTAACCTGGGCTACAAGTCCATTAACAGCTACCCAGCCAAAGACTCTGGGAGCCCTACCTTCTCTGGCAAATAGATTTTGAATTATCGTTGCATGCCTCAGACTTACTCTACCCCAGCGAGGGCCCTCTTCTACCCTCTTTGCAGTGTTTAGGGTAAGCACCTTCAGAGCAAGGTTCTTTCTACCATAGTGCACCTCCAAGTACTTAGATATTTCAGGGGTATGCACCATTGTAGTATAAGAACCAATCTCAGTTGGGCTAAGTCTGTCACGATCTAACAGATTTTTTGGTATCTCGAGCTGTATCATTTCCAATCGGCCTCATGCTTCTCTAGAGTTCCATGAATGCTTGTCTTGCTGGCATTCAGCTTTCCTGGAGCTAACAGCTTCCACTTGTACGGCGTATAGAAAGAATATTTCTTACCTAGAGGGGCAGCAGGGTCAAAGTACTCAAACACCCTAGGATCGAAAAACCATCTATGTGTTGGATCTTGATAGCTCACAGAACTATTCCATACAGGCAACTTCAGGTATAGCCGACCCCTAGGTTTTAGGATTCTCCAGCATTCATTTACACTTTCAATTAAGGACCATCTAAGGTGCTCCAGCACCGACTTAGCAACTATGGAATCAAACTCTTCATCTTCCCATGGCCAGGGCATTATATCTAAATCCCAGGCTACATCTACCCAAGGAGAATGTTGAATCCTATCATGATTGAGATCATTCTTACCTGGAGTGTTGCCACACCCTAGGATCAATCTCATAGCTTATCCTTAGGGGAAGCATTTCCATGAGCTGCCTGCCAGCGCTCAACCATCTTCCAGGCTATATCGCTATCCAATCTTCCATCTACTTTACCTATCCATCGCCTGGCAGCTATATTATGATGCCAGACTGCAACCTTACCTACTGGAGCAGGATACCGATCACTAGCATTCCACTGATTACCAAGTACAAATACTCTTAGTGGAATTGTATATAAGGCCCTTAGAAGGGCTCCCTGGTCTCTACCAGCCCAACGCTGCCATTCTGTCTGCCAGAGCTTGAAGAACTTCTTAGTCTGTTCACAACGCCTGAATCCAAACACTCCACCATTATACTGAAGTACCTCATCAGTTCCGATCAGCTCAATGGTCGCATCTGTCTCTGGCTTGTTATCTCCCCGTACCATGAATCTAGCTACAGCATACTTAGCCATATCTTTACAAATAACTACTTCCCAGCCCTTAGCCAGTGTCTCGAAGATAAAGCTTAAATCTTCTATAGGTTCCGTATCTGCATCTAGGTAGAGGACGTATTCCCATTCAGCCAGAGCGTTCTCGTAGGCTGCCAATTTAGCTATTCGCCCACCTATATCCTTATCAGCTTGCTCGATGAAGACATCTTCACCAACATTAAGCGGCTTGGTTGAGCACAGGGCAACCGGTACATCCGGCATAGCTTGTTTGCAGGCGCTGATGCACGTAGTAGCGCACCTTCTAGCTGGTTCCCCGAAGGCAACTAGGTAAATGCCTGCATTATCCTTCCAAGGCCTAGTTGGGGCTGTAAAGGTTGACCTCTCAAACTGTCGCTCAAAAGCCAACCTAGTGCTCTCACAAAATGCTTCTACGCTATTGGCTAGAACTGCCCCTCTTAGAGCCTGCCTATCAATGCTACCTAGCTCTTCTAGAGCCTGGCTTACTGCTACCTCTAGGCTTCTGTAGTTCCCAGCTTCATATCTATAAATACCTCTGATACGTGGGAGCTGTGGATGAATACCTACTCCCCTAGGTACTACTACAGGCACCCCTGTGGCTAATGACTCTAGGGTCGTCATCGGTCCACCTTCAATGCTCGAGGGGCACACAAAGAGGTCTAAGCTCTTAAAGAACTCTGGCATTAGTTCCCAGGGGTACCCTACGGTAGGGCAAGGCCATCCCCTACCAGAGGCTCTGAAGCTAGCCTGGGACTCAAACTTACTTACGAGCTTCTTAGCGAGATCCTCTCCCTTCCTACCTGAATTATAGGTATATCCACTAAAGCCGATTATCGGTAGGCCCCTGCCAGCCCTAGCCCCAGACCCAGCTCCAGACCTGAGAGTAAATCTATCAAGTTCAACTGGAAGGGGAGGAACTATCGTAGGTCCGAAGGACTTTAGATGTTCGAGCTGTCCCTCATTCATAGCCACTCGGAGCTGTACCATCTCAGCGACTTGGTCGTACAGATCACCCTTAGCACCTGGCTCATAGTGGGTAAAATAGGCTGCAACAGTTCCTACGAAGTTCTTATTAAGCTGCTGTTCGAAATAGGCTAGGTAATAATTCAGGTCGTATTCAGGATTAGCTCCCGTACTGAGATTCCAGCCATTATATCTAGAAAGATATCTAGCAAATCTAGGAAGGACCCTGTCAGATGTAGGATTTCTACAGACAACATTGACTCTCATCTTACAGCCTTCCCGAACCTGTGGTCAATAATCTTACCTCGTCTGCTATTCCACGCAAGACTCAGTAGCCATATCCGACAGGCTGTTTTATCTAGAGCCCTTACCAGAGCCGCTTGATCGTGCTTCTTGAACCTAAGCCATTCCTTACGCCAGCTACTAAATAGGTCGGCTGTTCTTCTAGTCTTTGCAAACCACATTACTCCTGCTTGCAGCTGCAAGGGCAAGGTATTTTCCAGACTCTCTGAGGTATATTGCCGTTCCTCAGGTTCGATATGTGCAAAGACTTTCGAGCCCTGATTCGCTGACGGTACGATTACAATGTCCCATCCAGCCTCTAGTATCTCGAAGCCCTGGCTAATAATGCCACTTTGTACTCTAGTATCTGCATCTAGGTACATTGTATGATCGTAGGGAGTTAAGAGGTCTAGCATTACCTTTACGCGTCTGGCACCGAAGCTGCGATCCTCAAAGGGAATATGCTGTATCCCTCGATAATCAGTCTGGTCCTCACAAATAAGAGCTACTGGAAGGTCTGAGACCTCCCTAAGAGACTTTATAGATCTCCCTACTTCTCGTAGGGCTGGAGTTCCATATGCTATATAACAGACGCCCTTACTCACTGATACCTACTATCCAGCTCGGTGGCAACGCTAAGATTAGTAGAGGATTAACATATAACGCCCTTAGGAAGGCTAATCTAGTATCTCCCCCTACTACCTTCGAACTCTCAATCACCCAACTACTGAGGAGCTTCCTAGTTGCCGAACAGCGCTTAGCATATACCTGACTAGTATTGTACACGGGTACTCGAAGATCCCCTAAAACTTCCTTCGTCAGCAATCTATCTTCTTCTGTTCCAATTCTCTCAGCTGTAATACTAAAATCTTCCAGAGGAACTGCTATCTCCCACGTCTTAAGAAGCTCAAAGGAAGTTGGAAGTAGTTCATTACGAACTGGACTTCCGTCCCAGAATAATGTATAAGGATACTTCAATATAAAGTCTGACGTATAAGTAATTTCTAGCCCTGTTCCATGTAGACCTAGATTAGCAACTTCTATCTCCGAATTGGCAGTAACTACTCCACACTTCTCTACTTCATAGATCCGGGATCTACCCAGGTCAGTGGCTAGCACTATTTCCCCTGAGGCTAACCTCTGTCTGATTTCCATGTTCCTAGCTTGAAACCAGTCACCCTTATAGTAGGTAACTCTTTGGCCCCCATCATCTGTTCTATGAATAACCTTAAGGGCCTTAACCCACTTTAATGCCATAGATCCCCCTAGGAGGAGCAAGAGAACTTCTTGCTCCTCCTAACCTCTCCTAGCTAGTCAACAACCTCTGTCCATCCAGTTGTTGCAACTGGAGGATAGTTTGGAATGAACCGAAGAGGAAGCACGGCTGCGTAGACTGTATCCGTACCGACAGTCAGGAGCCCTCGAACGTAGTGGAACCCTCCACTAACATCAAGTTCCTCTGTTCGAACTTCTACAGCGATCAGGTCATTTCCATCTCCGCCAGCCTGGGTCAGCTGCGTAATCGACTTTCCGGTAATAGCCTTAGCATTACTACCATCTCCTACGTCATCCTGCTGAACAGAGAAGTCAACAGTTGATAGAGCTGTCATGGCTCCGATCTGCACCAGGAACACCACTCGCTGATGACTACTCATCCGAATCCAGGCGCCAGCGTGTGCAGTAGCTGTCTTAAGAGCTGGATAGAGCTCTCCACCTGGCTGGTTAACCTCAGTGAATCGTTCTGTAAAGCTGGTCATGATATCCTCCTATCACGTAGGCGTTACGCCATCATCGAGGATGACGAAGGGGCTGACCTGAGTTGTTCCATCTCGCAGCGTCAGCTCAGCTGAGAGCCACGGACGACCTCCGACGCGGTGAACTGCACGCCAAGCCGTCAGGTCATTCCGGAACTTGAAGTGCTTGCTGGAATCGATAGTCGTCGACTGACGATCGCCGATAACATACTTGCTCCAGTCAGCAAGTATCAAGTCGCCCTCGCTACCCAAGGTAACCGTATTCTCGATAAAGTATATCGAGTACCCCATCAACGTAGTGGGCATCTGGTCACGACCATTGCCAATCCAGACGTATGAAGGATTCCCAGTGGGACCATTCAGAGACAAAATCTGGGGCATAGTCGACTGATGCGCTAGCCAGATGGGCTGCTTACCAATGAAGTGGCTCAGCATGTTGAATACGTCGGTAATACTAATCTGGTTAGCTGCAACACGTGTCTGACGATGCGTCGCAGCGCAACCAGCATTATTGATACCGAGGGGCTGACCAGCCCCAGTTCCGTTGATGAACGCCCACTCTTCCTCGTTGGAGATGGCTCCGCCGAAGAGCTGGTACAGCAACGTTTCGAGCGGAAGCGCACTATCAGCTAGCAGCTCATCTGAAGCCTCAGTGTACAAAGCGAGCTTATGAGCTACGATAGCCATCTGGCGCAGCTCAGGATCAGTCTCACTCTTCTCAGCTGACTCCTCAGTCCAGCTCGGAACGACACCTCCGTAGAGATTTGAAATACCAGCAGTGGAACCTGTCTGATCCAGTACTGGGATGAATACTTGTCGAGCCTTCATCGGAAGTACTAGAGCTCTTTCACGAACGTACTTGCTGAACTCGGTCAGCATGAACATGTTGGAACGATACTCTGGAAAGACTGAGAAGCCTCCATCTGCTCCAACTGCCTCAGACATAGCCTTCGTTTCCAGCCATCCCTGATCCTTCGTCTCGAAAGCAGGTGTAGGATCATCTTCGAACCTAACCTGGGCATTCTTCAAGCGAGGGTCCCACTCGTTATACTTCGTAACCCTCCAGATCTTCTGAAGATATTCCCCGAAGGACTTAAAGCCGTGAGTCGATTCTGCGCCAGAAGGATTAACTTCTGAGGTCTCAGGAAGGGCTTCCGCTGCCATCGCTTCCAGCTCAGCCAGGGACCTACTTCGAGCCCGAAGGCTCTTAGCATCCTCAATCATCTTCAAGACGGTTTCATGCGTTTCCGCATTAGCGTCTGGACTCTCCATCAGAGCACGTGCATCAGCGATTAGCGCATTGCTCTGCTCAAACAGTTCGCTATGGGTCAATTGAACTCCCATGTCTAGCCTCCTAGATATAAGATCAACTTCCTAGCTGGGTGGCATTCTCCGGCCCAACGTCCATTTCCAAGATTTCGAGTTCAAACTCGATAAGGTGAACCTTTGTGGCCACTTCAGGTTCGACCTTGGTCGCTACGAACTCAAGAGTTCCTATCTCCCAGTCCTCACGTTCATCGAACGTGTAACTACCCTCATCATCAACTACGAAGCCTACCTTATAGAAGTAGGCATTTTCGTAGGTAGTCGCAATTACGAAATCCTCGAAGACGTCATGCACGGAGTATTCCCACTCAAACTGGTAGTTGAAGGCCCTCGTGAGGGAACTAAGCTGCCTAAACAGCCCAAGTTCTTTAACGTCATCTTCGAGCCATTCATTTGTCGAATACAAGACTGACTGTATAGCTGGATGCCCCTTAAGGGTTCCAACTGCAAACTTAATCGTCTTGAGATCCTCAAAGTCCAATTCGCACAGACGAATTTCAGCCTCGCTCGGCTCTCTATCAGCCTTAGCTGATACTGCTATAGCAGCATCATTCATACCGAAAATTACCGGACCATACTCCCAGAGACGTACAGCTCGAAGATTCCGAACCTTCCTCTCCCCCTGCCTCTCGATGTCCGAATCCATCGTATCGTAGGCATACGAGAACTCTGAAATAGCTCCATCCTTAAGCCGAACAAATGCACCTCTACCCTCTGGGGTATCCAGCAGAAAC